TTATGGCCGTATCAAGAGCATCATATCTTTCTCTTAAGCTTCTAAACCCGTCTCTTCATCTGTTGCTTCTACTGTTTCGATGTGTAACAATTCAGCACTTATACGTGTAGCTAGTTGCACTGTTTCATCAAAGCTCAAATCATCAACTTTATCAACTTGTGCATCTGTTAGATTGAGTACATCAGCTACGTATTCAATGACTTTTGTTTGCACATCAAGCATCATGTCAATCATTTCTTCTGCTTTTTCTGGATTATCACTATCTGCTAGCTCTTGGTCAATAGAAAGCTTTGTCATCAACTTTTGTAATTGCCATGTTTTACGAATATTCTTGTTTGACTCTTTTACTTCAAATGACTTTTTGATTCCCAATTCTTTTGCAACATTAATTTTTACTGACATGATTTTTTCTCCTAATATATTTGTTTTGGAGCCTCGTTTTGAGACATAATAAAAAGCCACTTTCGTGACTTGTAAAGATTATTGACCAGTTGTTCCACCTGTTGTTGTACCAGCAGTAGTAGCAGTCTTGAAGACATCTGCCAACATAGCTGCTTCATCAAAATTTGATGCCGTACTAAAGTAATACTTACCAAATCCGTCATCACCACGTTCTAATTGTGCAATGGTCAAAACGTCCTGTGTACGTGATTCTGTTGCACTGTTAGAAGTCAGAGTTTTAGACGCTTCAGAAGCATTACCCATGAACATTCCGACATATAAAGGCTTGGACTCGTCAAATGATTCTGAAGATTCAGCTAAAATAGCAAGACGGACATTCGAATTTTGTTTACCAGTGATAGTGTAACCACCCTTACCATCAGATGGCATACCTAGCACAGCCATTTTAATTTCATTTGGTAGTGCGTTTACAGTTAATACTGTTTGCGCTGAACCTTTACCAGCCGACTTGTAAACAATCTTGTTATTTCCAGGAATATCTGTTGCAGATCCAACCAAGTTAGTAAGCGCTAATGAAGCGACACCATAGGAATTATCAACTGTAATGTCGAAAATCCCTGACTTATCCGTTGTAGCCTGGTCAGTGTACTTGAAAATACCATCTGTACCAGTTAATACAATACCGCTTTTATCTACCAGAGCAATTTTTGCCCCTGCAATACCTAATGACATATGTTATTTCTCCTTTATAACTTTGTTTTGTGTAACTTGAATAGTTTGATAATCGTGTTCAGTATCTGGGTCAGTTTGACGACCTTTAATGTCATTAACCGTATAACCGTTAGAAGTTAAGAATTTCATCAGTTCTATTTCCACTTCGTCGTAGTCCAAATCACTATCTAGTGAGTAATAGATTTGAATAATGACGTTTTGTTCAATGGTGTTGAATGTGTCGTTACCATAACTACCAAGATTACTATATGCATCCCTAATTAAAAGAGATGTCTGACTAGCAGGCACCTCTTTGGGAATCAACTTAGGATAAACACCGTCTGTCCAAGTTACATGTTCTTTAATTAAATTGAAGGTATCCATTACTACTGTCATGAACTACCTCGTTTCTTTTCTTGTATTTTTTTAAGCACTTTCGATTGTGCTTCTAAAACTTCCTTTTGCGATTTATCTCTAGCATCATCAATGAAACTATCTCCTTGAATAAAACGTGTACCATCATTCAGGAAGTGTGCGATACGAGCATGATTAGCATCCTTTTTAGTGAATCCAACCGCTGTACTGCCATCTGACTTAGTTCCATCTAAATTACCAATATCTACGCTATCAGCCAAGTGGGTCATTTTGCCAGTTTTACGATTAGCATTGTAGTGACCAGCATCTTTTGTAGCCTGCTTCAAGTTTTTAGCTAATACATCAGCACCTGCCTGTGTTACTTCTTCACGTTCTTCGATTGTGAGGTTAACGATACCGCCTACTGCTTTCAGCATTTCATCAAGTTGTTCGGATAGACTAGCCATTTTTCACCACCTTTTGCAAGGTGAGCAAATCAAACGTTTCTCGCGCTGAACGGTCGTCAGAGCTAATCAAAATAATATCGTAAATATCTTGACCTATTCTAACGTTTAATGATTTGTTTACTGCATCATCATGTCGTATTGCAATTAGTTTAGTATCAGTAATCGAATTACCCATAAACGTATATTGCTGACTCAAAGACTGCGTGCGATAACCAAACCATCTTGAAA